CTGTTCTATGATAGTTTTCTTAATAGTTTGAACTTCTGTATTGTAAAATTCTTTTAACTGTGATGTGCTATCTACTGAATTAATAAATTCTTTTAATATTCTTTTTTGTGTTGGAGATAAATCTGAATATTTTTCATTGAATCTTTCTAGTAATATTCTATAAGTTAAAATACGAACATCTTTATCATATGATTTAAATTCTTCTATAATATCACCTTTAACATCATCTCTTACTATTGGTGTACTTGTAAGGTGTTCTAAAATAATAACTTTATTGTCTACTATCTGATTAGGATCTGTAGCTTTGTCTGTGTTATATATTTCAAATAAAGTATAAAGTGAAGCGTATGTTTTGTAGTCTGATATTTTAGTCTTGAATAAATCTGCTGTGTTATAATTTTCCTTAAGTTCTTTAATTAAATTATATTTTTCTTTTCTTAATCTTGTTCTATTAAGTTTCTTAGATGATTCAATTACAGTGTCTAAAATAGCGTTAGCTTTAGTTTCTTTAACATTTTTCCCTTTAAACACCATTTCATATAATTTGTATTCTTTACCTAGTTCGGTATTAACAAAATACTTTCTTAATGTGTTGATTGCGGGAGAATCACCTTTTGATAGAGTATCAGCTGTTATTCTTTTTACTAGTATTTCAAATAAAATACCAGTATTCTTGAATTTTGAGTGTTTTATATACATCAATGGTTATTTTTTTATAAATATATAAGAATTCCTATTCCTTAATGTTAGATTCATCTAAAAATGAAGGTTTGTCTTTTTTTCCTTCAAATACTAAGGTTTTTTTATTAGTTGGAATTGCTTTTAACATATCTTTTTGTTTTAAAAATTCGTTATTTTCTAAAGCTAGTGGTGATTTTTTAGTAGTATTATAATCATTTTTTGTACCTTTTGCCCCTAATCTGTCTTTACCAAAGTTATCATCTTGTGTGTTTCTTTTAGATGCTTTTTCTTTTGGTCTACCTAATACTGATTTTTCATCATATTTTTCTGGTTTTGGTACATTTCCAGGTTCGTCATACATTCTACCTTTTCCATATAATGAAGCTAGATCATGTGGTGTGCCATAAGATTTACCTGTTTCTAATGGATCATTTCCTTCTGCTTCTATTTGTGCTATTCTAAATTGACGTTTAGCATCTTCTCTAACTAAATCTCTATATTCATCAAATTTATCTTCACTTAAGTGGAATAAATGATCATAAATAAAGTCGGTTGGGAATAATTTAGTTTCTGTCATTTGAGCAGCTAAATCCATTTTTTCTTTCATCAATGCTACTCTTTCTTGATCGTATATGATTGATGGAGTAGTTAATGATAACTCAAAGTTAGATAATTGTTCATCTCTATAACCTTGAGTATATAAATGAACTAATGCTATTTTATATAATTCTGATGTTATAATTCTTTGTATACGTTCTATAGTACGAGCAAATCTGATGTCTTGAGCGGCTAATGTAGCTTTACCATCTGTTGTCTCATCATAACCCATAAATGCTTTAGGCACTTTAAGAGCTGCAAATAATTTATCTCTTAAATACTCAACATCTTGAATTCCATCCCATTGTAAACCATTTACATTTTCAATTTTAGTAGATTGATCATTACCTCTTACTGGTATGTAAAAATCTTCTAATAGATTTTGCATGTTATACTTTAAGTTGTATTCACCTGTATTTTGATCCAAATAAGGAGTACGTTTAAGTTTTGTAATTGTTTTTTCCATGAATGCATCTACTTCATTTGGAGGAATAGATCCTACATTCATATAATAAATTCTTTTTTCTGGTGCTCTTACTATTCTATGAATTAACATAGCGTCTTCCATTAGAGTATACTGTTTAAATAGCTTACGAGCAGGTTCTATATATGATCTACCATAAGGTAAGAAATTAACATCAGTTAACAATCTAAAATGAGCCATTTCATAGTTGTCAAAAAATATACCTCTACCACTATCTTGATTAGGTGCATTATAATAACCATAATCAGATGCAGCTACACCTTGTGGATCAAATCTGTATTTTATTTCAGCAGGATTTTCTTTATCTTGACCTTCTATTCTTTCAATATGAAATGCAGTGTAAGGTATAACGTTGTATACACCAAATTTTTCTGCTATTTCTAGTTTTAAGAAAAAATCTCCGTATTTACACATATTTCTAATCCACATCCATAGATTAAATTCTACATTTAATACATCATAAAATAAATTGTATAGTATTTTTTGGATATCTTCGTCAGATGATTTAATTGCTATTACTTCACCCATATCATTTTTAAGAGTACTTTCATCTGCTACAATATCTAAAGCAGAAGCAATAATAGCATCTGTATCCATTGCATCATAATCTGAGTATAGTGAAGGTCTTAAATATTGATAATTAAAGTTAGTTTGTTCACCATATAGTGAAGTAGATGAGTTAGTATAAACTCTATTAAATCTATCTATAAGAGCATTTGTCTCTAAATTCCCTGTTTTTTGTATAGAATTTACATCAAATACTTTAAGTTGGTTACCACCTACATTACGAATCACTACGTCTGTAGAGAATAATCTTTTGAGTCTGGGAAATAATCCTTTATCTGCCATTTTATTATTTTTTTATAAATATCACAAGAGCCATTTTATACTCTCATTTTTACCATTTATATCCATATTATACGGATTTTCAACACTATTAGCTGAATATCCTCCACTCCAAGTTGTGCTATTAGACTTAACTGCACCTAAAGCGGCTCTAGCTCTGTCTACACTTTCTTGTTGAAATTTAAGTGACGTATCACGTAGGAACATACCAATCCCAAATGACATAACCAAGTCATCATTGTAGCCTCTTTGAGCTTCTGGTCTTCCATTACGCCAAATGAATACTTTCATTTCTTCTAGTAGTCGTTTTGAACGTATAGTTACACTTCTATCGCCAATAAATTCTCTCATTTTATTAATACAAAGTGGTCTTGTTCTCATTGACATTGTAAAGCCAGGAGTCATTTCACTATTACCCTCATATACTCTAAGATAAGATTGTGCTGTTAGTTGTTCTGATTTTGGAGAATGGTATAAATTTCTATATCCTCTTTCTATAATTGCATCTAATGTTGCCCAACCTATTGAAGCATTTTCTACTACTAACATTGCATTATTGTATTCAGTAGCCAAACCTGTTAGAAAATATCCAAATTCTTTAGGAGGCATTTGTCCTTTATATTCTGCTACTTGAGTATTAGTTAATACATCCATTACATGGCATGCAGAAAAATCTTTCCCATCACCTCTAGCTACGTCAGCTACTATCATATATTCTCTAGAATAATCAGCAGGTTCCCATATCCATAAGTTTTGGTCTACTCCTCTTCTTTCAGATGGTTCTTTAATAGTTGTTGATTTAATAAAGTCAACCCACTCGCCATAAAATACTACATCACCAGAAGTACTAAAATCACAATCACATTCTTGTGCTGCCATTCTAGGATCACCTAATAAATCATCTTGCCTATTTCTCCATTCTTGATCCCTTTCTGGATGGACAAACCAAGGTAATTTAATAGGTAAAAAGTCATTTTCTTGATTTTCTGCTGCTACCCATGTCTTATGAAACCAATTTCCAGTACCATAAGGAGTACTTAATACTATTGCCCCACCACCAGTAGCTAATGTTTGTTGAGCTGAGGCCCATATCTCACCTATATTATCGATAAATGCAGCTTCATCTATTATTAGAAGTGATACTGCTTCTGATCTACCTGCATCTGAGGCAGCTGAAGTGGCTTTAATTTGAGATCCATTACTTAATCGTAATGATAATTTGTTATTTTCGGGTGCTGTAATTTTAAGCCATGAAGGTAAATTATCAAACATAAATTTTACCTTTGTAACCATGTTACGAGCTGTTTCTTGCTTTGTTGCTATACAAAGTATATTTTTGTCTTTATGGAATAACATTAACCATAAGGCATAACCCGCTGATAAAGTAGATATACCTAACTGTCTAGATTTTAGAATAACTGAGTAAGGGTTATCATTAAATAAATTTAATACTTTTTCTTGAAATGGGTATAGATTAAATATAACTCTACCTCTTTGAGGATGTTGAATAAAACAATACTTTTTCATAAAATGTACAGGATCTGAAGCACATTTTAGGTATTCTTGTCTTATTATTTTTTTGATGTCGCTCATTCAATTGTTGGATCTATTAAATCAGTAATAGTAGGTTTTTTAATTTTTGGCATTTTTATTTTCCAATACATTTTCCCTGAAAAAACAGGAGCTATACTAAATTCATTTACTGTTAAACCTACTCCAATACCATACATAGTATGTTTTTTAGTTTTTAATATTAATTCACCTCCTATATTATCAAATTGACCTGCTGCTATTCCTAATCCAGCCCCAATGTATAACTCTCTTTTGTTTACTGCACTTTCTTTTGAAATTATTGTTGTGGGGTAAACTAAAGAATATTTTATTCCTCTTGATACTATTTTATTTTGTGTTATAGTGTCATTTATGATAAATGTAACACTGTCTTTTGCTAATGTGTCTGTGTATGCATATGCTTTAAAATAATCTTCTAGTATAGATAATGTGTCTATTGGAATAGTATCATGTACTTCTATAGTATCATGAATAGTTCTAGTTCTCCATTTTACCTCTGTTCTATATTCGGGAACATAAGTTTCTATGGTTTCTACAATAGTATCGTACTTAGTTTCTATTTTTACTATTGTGCCTTCTTCTGTTGGAGATGTGCTTTTAGTTCCTTGACATTCTCTTAGAAAAAATATAATGATAAGTAATACAACTATTATTATAGATTGTATATTTTTAAAGGCTTTTTTCAAGTTTCTTTAATTCTTTAGTCTTATCTACCATACTATCAAATAATGACTGCTCAGCTTTTGTTCTTTCTTTCCTGTCAATTTTTGATATCTTTAGAAGTTCAGACTTGTTTTTCTTAAGATCTTTTTTAATTTTATCAATTTTTTCTTTTGCTTTTAAAGCATCTGCCTTTTCTTTAGCTATTGATTTTTCTTTTTTTAAATCTGCATCTGTTGGTCCTTCTTCTTCTTTTAATGTTTTATTTTCTTCATTGATACCATCAAAATCTCTTTGTTTAAGGGCAGCCATAATAGCATAAACAGCATCTTGCTCACTGTAACCATATCTTTTAGCAGTTCTAGCAATATAACGATTTACGTCTCTAGATACTTCAGGGTTTAGTGCTTCTTTTAACTCTTCTTCTTCTTCAAGATTTTCTCCTGCGGCATCTATAGCTGTTTTTAATTCTCCTGCTTTTCCTATTCTATCATCCAAATCATCACCTATGGCTTCTGTTAGGATACTTTTAATTTCGGATTTAATTGCTTCTTTAAGGTCAGATTTTTTCATTTCGTCTAAATATTTAATTATACATATTGCGGAGAAAGTGTCTCTCGTATAGTTTTGATACGTTCTTTTGTAGTACCTTTAATTTTAATTAAGTTTTTTATTCTATGGTGATACCTATCCAAAAACATCTTAATAGTAAAATCTATTAATTCTCTATATTCAGAGTTTGTTTCTCTAACTCCATTATCTTCTATGTCTACCCCATCAGGTGATACGTAAAATATATAATCGTATTCTGATATTAGATTGCATGCTAAATCTACAAAGTCCTCTTTTTCATTAAAATCCATTGATTTAGAACAGTTAGCAAATGCCATTACATCTATGATGGTTCTATCTGTTATAATGTTATCTTGCATTAGTTCAGCAGAACGTTCAGATAAAAATACTGTTTGACCTTTTAATGTAGAGTCTGTGTTTAGTGGAATACCTAATGACATTAAATGCTTAGAACGTTCTGTTCTAAAATTGTAATCTTTAAATTCCTCTAATTCTTTTAAGGCATTAACGAGTGTAGTTTTACCTACACTCATTGTACCACAAAATCCTATTTTCATATTAAAATCTTTCAACCCCTTTCATGGCTGGGTTTTTATACCAAGGAAGACC